AGCAACCATATCAACATTATGAACAACACCAATATGTTGTGGTGGTTGTGATTGCCACTTATCAATCACTTCCTGTGTGGGGATAGCAATTCGGAAAGGAATATCATCCTCTTCAAACTCCTTATTCATATCAATGTATGTTTGAGGAGTGATCTCAATCTTTTTCATTTTTTAACCAACAAGGTTTACATAACGAATTTTTGTATCTTTTCTCGGACGGAACATAGCATCCGACTTGAGGACACTCATTTGCTGGTGTCATTTTACCACACCCAGAGCATTTTGTCTCCCACATTTTCATTTAATAAATCTCTCCGTTGATAATACCTTCAAGGTTTTTTAGTTTCCATACAATATAGTCTATGGTTGGTACACACTGGGGATTCCATCCAGCAAAAGTTGAGTGTTCTCCACTTGGAATCTGCCAGCAGGGAGCATCATCACTCTCAAGATCTAATGACTCACGATATGCTTCGTCACCAAGTAGAACACATGCTCTCTCTGCTTGATTCAAACTACCAAAGCAAGCAAATCCATTCTTCTTAATGATATCAGGGATTTCGTGCTTCATAATGTCCTCTCAAGTCTATTTGTTGCTTGATCTGGGAAGTCTCTTGGTCTACTATCAGTAGCATTATCAGTTTTAGGTGAACCTTCATTCGCCTTCATCGTATGCTGATAGTTTGATCTTGGATATCTAATACAGAATGGATCAGGCATCCAGTATGTTACCTGCCATTCCTGTTCAGGACATAACTCAAGATGCTTCTCTACACTATGAGAGAAACTACCGAGTTGAATGTATCCATCGTGAGTGATACATCTGCCGTTGCCAGCATCAACTACGAACATCATCTTGCTACTCAATCTCTCTGTCTCCAGTCATTAGGTTTGTCTTGCTGAAACCAATTCTTAATATCGTCAGCATCAGTAAATCCCGTTTTATGATTGGATGGGTCGGGATCACCTAAACCCATCCTATTCAGAAAATCATCGGTACTACCGTCTTCAATTTTATAAGTAATTTGACGACGTGCCATCTTCAACATTTCATTAGCAGATGTATTTGCTTTTGCTAATTTATTTGCCCAGATCATATCAGACAATTTTACTTCTTCTCCATTCGCAATACATTTACAAATAAATTCCAGTCGTAGTCTGTATTGTGTAGATAACATATGCCACTCATTTCCACTTAAGTATTTAGAGTCACAATAACCCTTGAACGCTTACAGAGTCATCTTACTCGGATATTCTAATTCTGTCAAGATCGACTTTTTCGAGCAAAAATTGGCGGCGATTTTTTTTCGCAATTTCTGTAACTGAAAGTCTATTTTTAGTTGAGGAAAATGGTAGCAGCATTTACAGTAAGTGTACCAGCAAACGTTGCGGATGTTCCCCCCGCCATAGTAATCTTGTTCACACCTAAAGCAGATGTGATCTGAACACCACTTGCCATCGTTACTTTGAATGATTGCTTGCCTGGTCCCAATTTTAGATCCCAACATGCACCTACAACAGGTGGTTTACCGCCAATAGAGGGAACAACACCAAGAATCACTTCCGTTTTCGTTCCACCCGCTTTAAGATAGTGACTACCAACTGTATCTAAACCAAAACCACCTGTAGTTGACTTAAGGTTGATGTTAGAAAGTGCATTAAGGTTGTAATGACCCGCCACACCAAGATAATAGTTGCCAAGAATAGAATGGTTAATAGTTCCAACACTATTAGTAGCTTCAGTTGCTCCAGGTTGTATAGTATTATTTGTCTTCTCACCAGCACCATCAGTGTAGTCAGCACTACCAATAGTTTTGTTGTTGAATGATGTATTAAGATTGTAGTCACCCGTGAAGATGCTCATTTTACCGTTGCCGTCACCAACCTCGATATTAACCGCTTCCCCTGCTTTTAGTGTTAGGGTCTTAAGAGCATTGATTGTAATGTTGTCTCCCTTAAGATCGCAGGAATCTCCTTGCGCTTCAATAGCGACCTTCCCTTCGGCATAGACAGAATATGCGTGATCTTCTTTAGTAGACTCTCCTCTGCTCCCTCTGTCATCTGATGATCTTGTAGCATTTTTAGGTCCTTTCGCTTGTACTGTAATTGTTCCACTAGCATTATGAATCTGATCAGCACTATTAAATACTAACTTACCACCACAACCTGATTGTCCTGGAACACCAGTCGAGAAGGTCATATTACCTGTCTCGTCAAAGAACATAGCACTTTGACCATTGGTTACAACGTATCCACCAGGTTGACTATCTTCACCTTCCCAATCCATGCATGTCCAACCATTGGATACCCAATGAACTGTTGGTTTTGAAGAACAGAATTGTTTTGTACTTAATTCTCCGTCCTTCCTACCAGATGTAGGTTCAGCAGCACCATCTTGTTTTCCAAGTGGAGCTGACTTGGAAGACGGTTTAATCGTGTCTGTTTTATTGTGTACGTTCGCCATTAGGGACAATCAATATATTTACCAGTACCAATCTTGACAGCACCTCTGACAGCAAGGTCTTCGGGATCAAGACATATCATATTTGGAAGCACAATCGCTCCACTACCACCACCACCAATAATTCTAATCTTCGGTGTTTTATTGTACTTGATTGTTCTATCTAAAATTTGAACACTAATCAAGAATCCTCTGTCGTCAACTATCGCTTGTGCAATTCCCTCCTTCCCATCTATGTATACAGTTGGAGAAGTCTTGTATTTAATGCCAGGAGCAATTAATGTGAATGAATCAATTATACACTCTAATCCATTTCCTTCAGGGGTATTGACTTTGTAACCAAGACCTGGTTTAGTGACTCTAATCTCCGAAACATAACCTTTGTCGTCAAGGAGAGCGATCGCAGTTGCACCAAATCCCTGACCAGAACTAACAATAACTTTGGGTGGTTCTAAATAACCGTCACCGACAGTTTTAATAGGAATAGAAATAATACTTCCTCTATCATCAGTGATAGGATCACCTGATCTTGGTCTATCTAACTCTGGTCGAGTGGTTTCTTCAGTAACTGGTTCATCAACAAATGTACCTACGATAGTTATTTCTTCCGTAGCATCATATCCAATAACTTTAAAGTATGCTCTTTCATCACGTTCATCATCCAAGTCTTCAACAATACCAACAGTAACTTTTGCTGTATTATTGTTGATAATAAAACTTCCCGATAAGTTATCTTGAACAAAGTCATCAGGAGAAATATCTCCGTACATAATATAATCTAACCGCGTTCCATCAGGAATATTTTCTGACGTGATAGTGTAAACAATATCTTCTCCTTCATAATACAACTCCTTGTCAGCCTCAACGGCAACAAGTTCTGTAAGAGCAACATTAGGATTGTAGTTTGGATTGACTAAACTGTAAGCATCATAAGTAATTTTAACAAGTGCCGTTGCAGGTGTGTCTTGATCATTCTCATCAACAACAGTGAACAACATGTCCTGATAATTTGATGTCAATACATCATCAGCAGCAATTTGTACCTCAACTGTTGCTATACCCAATGGAATCTGTACGGGAATAAGATTTCCTTCTTCATCTACAGTTTCTTCTGTTACTGTTTCAATCTCACTGATTGCATATTCTCCTGTCAAACTACCGCCGACAATATATTCTGGGATAATAGTGGTACCACTCAATCTATACTTCAGCATAGTCCCAATAGGGACGTTTGATGTCTTTATAGTATAGGTAATCGTATCTCCCTCTGTTACCAACGTTTGGTTTGCGCTTACAATGTAATACCTGATTCCATCTGGATCTCTCGGAAGATCATCATCATCATCATCGTCACCGCCAAAAATATCTTCGATGTCATCATCACTTGGAATAATATCATCTGGAATAGTTGATGGACCTTCAGGGAAAAAGGGCTCATCAGGATCAGGACCAGGAGGAAGTGGTGGAATGATGGTAGGATCATTCGATGGATCATCGGCAGTAGATGGGAAGAAGTTTGGTGGAGTGTTTTGACCAGGGAAATCATTTCCTGGTGGTTTAGAACCGTCTGTAGGAATCTTTGGAGGATCCCATTTAGGAACACCACCAACAAAAATAACTTTAGTAGGAGGACTATCAGAGTAATCAAGAGACTCATCACAACTTAAACGTTCTCCAGTATCACCTTCCTCAATATCTTTTAGTAGGTTATCAAGGAAGTCGTCCTCATCCTCGTCAGTGCCACAATCATTACACTTAACAGTTTCTTCAGAACACTTTGAACTCGGTCCACTACAGTTGATGCCGAGGAAAGACATTACCTTTTGGATTGCTGATGATACTAAATTAACAGAACCACCAATAAGAGATAAAATTTGTTGTATAGGTCCAAGTATCTTACCAATAAGACCATCAATCAGTGATAAGATTTCGTTGATAATGCCATCTACTAAATTGATGACAGCACATGCTGCTGGAGAAAAGATATCCATAATAAAGTCAAACAGCAAGTCAGTCAAGAATTGCACTAACTTGTCAATGAGATCTTCAATAGCACAACCAAGAGCTTCAAGAATTTGATCAAGAACTTTCTTGATAGTCTTTAGTACATTTCCTTTAGGTTTAACAGCATCAAAATCTGCTTTTGGATCTACAGGTATTTTTTCTTTCTGTTCTTCAGGTACATTAAGACCCAGTGCTGCCTTTACAAGAAGTTCAATTCCTTCACGAATTTTTTTAATAATTTCTGATTGAATTCTGCCAACTAAACTTCTGACCAGTCTTGTAACTCTACCAATATGATAGCGAGCAATCTCTACCTTATCATACAAAAATCCATTGATCTGACTGACATAGTAACTACCAAGTTGACCACCAGATGACTGGTTCGCCGCCAACATATCACCAATAATATTAGTTAGTTGCTTGGAGAAGTTGCTTTCCGTACCACAAGTAGGGTTAGCAATAGTAACACATGCTTTAGATCCAATTGGATTTGCTTCACTATGTTTACCACGCAATGCAGCAATGATAGCAGGAGCACCGTTCTCTTCATGCGCTTGTGCCGCATCAGGTTCACCACCATCAGTGTTAGCACTGGTATCAGGATCAGTACCATCCTGATTCTTCATGGAGCGGTGAGCCTGTGGTTTAGTTTCTGGGTCAGTGCCTGTAGTATACCCTAAACCCTCTCCATTATTCTGTGGTAGATCTATCTTGACTTCAGTCGCACCAGCAGTGTGACCAATCGATCCCATGATGATTGGTTTCTGTCTATCATTGTCAAGGAAAAATCCAGTTACCCAGTTACCTGCTCTTAAGTTTACAGTAGCACCCGTAACGCCACCGTCACTAAATGGTGTCGTAACCGGTAACATTACCTGTGCCCAAGGCAACTCCTTCGTAGGTGTAGTATCCTTAAGGTTATGTCCAATAATCCTTACACGATACCTACCAGACTTCTTTGGATCATCGGTAGGTGACGTTTCAACTTGACCAATCCACCAGTGGAAACCATCGTCTCCCACCTGATTAGTCTGCATTAATGATGATAATACGGGATCCATACCAAGAAGCAGTTACAATATTATTTATTAGGCAGTTTCAGCATTTGAATCTCCGTCTCTACGACCATAAGAATCTCGGATCAATGTAAGATGGGTATTACCTTTGAGATTCTTAATATCATATGCATGATTCAATTTAGCAATTAGATATACACCACTATGTTCTGGGTCCCACGGATCATCAGATCTATCACTACTTGGTATCATATTAGGAATAAAAATTTCTATAGTTTCCCCTACTTTCAATTCAGGATGAAGAGGGATAGAAATTTGAACCTCCTGATTATTCATACTCTCCAATCTGGAGATAGATTGTGCAACGTAAGTTTTCTGCCAATCAGGGAACTCGGCAGCATTACTACCACCATCTTTGTCTTCTGGAGATGCTGGTTCTTTGTCATCAAACCATGTCTCATGATCAATCAATGCGGACATAATTCTGGTAGGTTTCGCTGCCAGATCTGCCTGTCCTTTGAGCAGTCCAGACTGTGATCCAAGATGACTCATCTCATCAAAAGAATCTTTCAGTGAAAATGCAAACTCTTCATAAGAACCTGTACTGTAGTTATAAAAACATACTACAGAAGAAAAAGTTCCCATTCTCAACTTCGTCAACAGATCAATCTCTTGTTTAAAATCTATATCCAAGATCTTATTTCTGGGTGACTGTTCCAATCCTTCATTCTCTTGGTAAATATTTAAGACAGGAGGATTATCATCTAAAGAATTTAATTTATCTATAGATTTGAAATTATATCCATCATAATTTTCATAGAACAAATAACCAGCGGACCCACCTAATTTTCCATAAGCACCAGAATCAATATCAGGAACACCACCGCCACCACCTGCAGAATCGCCAGGAGCTGACTCTGTATTTGTATTTTTCGAGTCTTGTGATACTGATTTTGATAGTAACGATTTAATAATTGAGAACGGTGTCTTCTTTCCTGGATTAAATCTCACCTGGAATAATGATGGATCAGTTTTGATTGATTTTTCTGTCTTGAGTTGATCTTTCAGTAGATCTGTAACAATTGTATCGGGTTTACCAGTAAGTAATTTTGGTAGTCGAACTGTTTCATTAATCAAAGCTTCATTAGAAATCATACCAAGTTTATATACTTGCACTCGATCTGCACTGAATCTATCAAACACCCGAAATACTTTAAATTTATATACAATATCTTCATCTATATCATTTGCCTCAAGTGTAAATTCAATGTCCTCATAACCCTGAATAGGTAAGCTAGCAATGAGGTTCTTTCCAGAGTCAGAAATAACAGCAGTAGCTTCTCTGGTAGGTAGACTAATATTCTCAAAATAATAAAAGTTCATCACCATATCAGTAATGTCTTTCTCTTCACCACTAACAGATTTGATAATTACTTTCTTTGGTTTAAAACTGGAAGCGTATTGTAATTCTTCTTGTGCCATATCAATCAGAGGTTACTGGTGTTGGATTATATGCATCGGTCAAACTATTATCACTACCTGGAGAGACTACGGCAGTTCGAGAATCAGGTCTCGCAGAAGTTTCAGTCGATCTTTGTTGAGCACCACTATTTAACGCCGTAACACCAGAAGTTGATCCTTGATTTCTTTTTCTTTCTGGTGGTTTTAATGCTGCTTGCTGTGCGGATGCTGCAACTGAAGTACTTTTTGCATCAGGATTAGAAGATTCAGGAGGTTTAAGTTTAGATGCAGCCACCCTCTTGTCACCTGCTTGCATTAACGCTTTAACAGCCCACGCATTCTTACCATCTCTTGTTTCTATTCTTGTATCGTTACCAACTAAAGCACCAATTCCACCGAACTTAAAGATCTCAAATCCCGTAGCAGTTTTAAATGCTTTGTACTCTCCTTTGCCAGGTATAGAGAAGTTGAAAGATTTACCTGGCGGTATCCCATAGTTTTCTGTAATCTCGGGAGCACTGTTTGGTTGACCTGGTACATCTGTTGCGGTGTCAGATGATATTTCCCCATCAGGAGATTCTTTATTCAGTAATGATTCTCCTTCTTTTAAGTGCTTTAATGCTTGCTCTGCATATCCAAATCTAGAACCTACCTCCCCGTATCTCCAATAATCATATGATGCCTGCTTCAACTCTTCAGTAGTGGCATTAGGGTCCATGAAAGTTTTATATGCTGCTGGATAATCATTTTCCATTTCCCACAGCATTGCCTTAATTTGTTCCTGATCTGAAGCTTCTGTAATAGATTTACCAAGATACTTTTCGATCTTACCCAGACGGGCAGGGTCGTCAGACCACGATGCCCAAGATACTAATCCACCGTTACGAGATGTCCCATCTCCCATCACCTGACCCCAGTCACGCTGACCATTCCAACCAGACTCCTGTTGAATGTTGCCAGCGAGCATTGCTGCTCCAGCTTCAGGAACACCAGCAGCCTCTATCATTTCAGCACCCTTCGCCATACTACCAGAAGCGTCTCCAGTCACTGTACCGCCGCCGCCGCCTCCGCCACCACCGTTGTTTCCAGAAGCAATCTTCTTCAGTTTGTCAAACAAGTTACCGAAAAATCCTTTCTTTTTTTTATCAGTTTTATCCTTACTGTCTTTATCACCGTCGCCACTATCTTTAGATTTCATTCCACCAGAAGCTTTATTAACCAAGTTGTTTGGCAATCCAAATACATCAGCAATAGGACGAGCAACTTTCGCTATCTCACCAGCAATATCAGAATTTTCTGGTCCTAATTGAGTCATCATCTGATTAACTGAAGACAAAATAGTACCACCAGCAACCATCATAGGCAGTGACATTGCATCCATCAATGGTTGTGCCATAGAATCAGCAACACTACTAGACTTCGACCCCATGCCGAGATCGAGATTAGCAAATCCTACTTTGCCACCAAGAGATGAACCAGTTGAAGGTTGAGATGGGGTACCAACCTCGTAAGATCCTTCATTAAAGGCTTTAGTTTGTGGTACAGGTCTTACCTTACCATCCATGGCACTCGGTTGACCTTGAGTATAGTTATTGTCAATTGGAATGACCATCTCATCACCATGCAACTTCGCAAGATATCCTTCATCAGGACCAGAAACAATACCACCAGCCTCTCGTTCTTGATATGCGTCTTGCTGTTGAAACTCAATGTCTTGTGCAGATGTAGCAGCGGGAGATGGGATATCTCCAAGGTTTAAATCCTCACCTAATTTATCATCAGCACTTTCATCTATATCAGTTGTTAAATCATCGAAGTCTCCAGAGTCAGCAGCATCTCCTTGATTCTTTGCTGATGCCATAGACTTTGTAGTTTCTGCATCATCAGTCATCTTCTTCTGAAGATTTGTCTGTGCATTGATGGCAGCAACGATAGCATCTAATTTATTCTCAATACTATCAGTTCTCTCGCTTAACTGCGTAACTACATCAGTCTTGATTGCATGAACACCTTCAGCGATGACTTTAGTCTCACCAATAGTATTGTTAATAGACTGCGCTGTCTTCTCCAATGACTCTGCAATTGCTGTGACTGCGGTAAGAATATCTTCTCTCGATACTCTACTACCACCCCCTCCACCAGGACCAGACGCTGCCTTGGCAGTCTTCTCCTCTGTCTTGGCGAACATCTTCTCTTTAGTGACAGCCTTTTGAGACTGTGCCATCTGGAATGGAGATACTTTCTTGGGAACGACAGGAGTCTCTGCCTTTACCTCCTTCTCTGGTGGTCTCTTGGCACTGACAAATGCATAGTTATCAAACTGATCTCGAAATCTTTCGACTTCATTCAGTTTCTTTACCTCTTTACCCTCGGAGTCTCTATTGTCTACAAAGTTCCAGAACTGTGCCTTGGGGTTCTTCAGCAGCTTAACACGATCAACCGCTGCACTAATGTCTTGCTTCTTACCTGTTAAATATGACCCACCGAACTTACTCTTCAGTGCTGCCTTAAAAAAGTACCCTTTTTCTACACCAATTTCTTCCAGACTATCATAGCCTGCTTTCTTTGCCTTTTCTTCTGCTAACCTCCTTTCATCTTGAGCAAATCTACGCGCAGCAATAGCTTTGGAGATTAATGATCCCAGATGACCGGGTTGTCCCCCAGTAGTATCAGTAAAACCTTCGGTAAATGCTGCCATTAGTTATGCCTCTATGCCTTTATTTATTTTCAAGCAAGTAACTTTTGCATTACTAAAGTTTTTGCAGCGTTAGTTTTCCTACCACCACCAATAATTACTGTTCCACCTTTACCCACAGGAGGAGTTGGAGGAGCTTGTTGAACAATAATTATCGGTTGTAAATCCATATCAGATTGTGAATCATCATACATCAAAATTTCTGGAGTATATTGTTTAGTAGCTTGGATCAGTTCAGTGGTAGTTGTTGCAGCATTATATGTATCAAGCATGTCAGATACTGGTTGGAAAGAAGCAACCATGTTTTTCATAACCTTTTCTTTTCCTCTATCACCAACAGTAATCTGCGTTGCTACTGATGGAGTATCGCCACCTTCACCATACATTTTGGTTCTTTCTTGTGGTGCTCGCTTACCATTTTCATCATACAGTCCATGTGCTACAAATGCATTTGAACCAGAAACTTTGGCAGTTACACCAAAACCTCCAGTACGATACTTAAGACCTTCAGTTTTTAATGGGAAAGGAACTTTTGCTCCAGGGTAGTATGCACCACCAATCTGCAAGTCAATACCACCTTGTGACCCACGACCAGAACTATGTACCTCCTGTCCTCGTTTTACTTTCTCTTTGATAATCGCTGGGGTATCAGATTCTTTAACAGTGTACCCCAATCTACCAATGTAGATACTCTTTTTACCTTGGAAATGCTTAACTACTTTTTCTGCTACTGCTCTTGCATCAGCGTTACCAGATGAATCTGTAATATTACCATCTTGATAACTACCAGGACCAATATGATAATGTATGCCGCCAGACGCTCCAGAGTTACCTTGAATAAATTTGCCATCTCCCCCAACATCACCACCATCACCATCATCATCATCATTAACGTCAACTTCGGGTGGCATTGAGATACCAAATAATTTTAGAGCTCCACCAAAGAAATTAGTGATTCCTCCCTTCATTTTTTCAAGAATAGATTCAGTTTTTTTTACTGTCCCACCTTCAGGTCCAAACTCATCTGGATCTGTATCCTCTTCTTCTTCTTCACTTTTCTTTTTAGTATCTTTAAGTGTGCTATCTACACCAGCAAAAGACCCACCAACATTTGTCTGCGCCAACGTAGCGGGTACATCAAATACATTGGTGAGAGATCCAGCAACTTGCTTAAACATAGGAGCAATCAGTGCTGCTGATGGTCCTGCTTGGGTAAGGAAATTAGATGCTGCTCCAATCAATGCACCTCCAACAGGTGCCAGTGCTTTACCTGCCGCGTCTTGATCCTGTGTACCAGATTCATACTGATCTGCAGGAACAATAGCTTCAGTGCCATGCAATATTGCCCAACCAGGCTTTGTAAGTCCACCAGTTTCTTTTTGTTGTGGGGGATCTGGAGTAACAGAACTATCAGGATCATTAGCAACGGGTGATGGTGATGTCTGATCTGTATCTGATTGTTCAGGGTTAGATCCGCCCCCACCAGTCAGTGAATCATACAAGAATCCACCCACCATATCTCCAAGAAGACCACCAACAATGGTTCCGGCAAATGGAATAGGGATGAACGTACCTAAAAATCCACCGAGTGTGGCACCCACTGCTTTTGCTGCTGCTCTACCTACAGGTTCTCCTAACATCAGTGAGACAGCAAAATCAATCAATCCACCAAAGATCGGGATGCGTTTTATAATAGGACGCATCAGTCCTAATGCTGCTTTTTTGACAAATTCTTGAGTTGCTTTGACAGCACCTGCTTGGGCTAATTTCCTACCTCCTACCTGCAATGCCGTTCTAGTTACAGCTCTTTGGGCACCACGTCTGCCAGCATCAGCAGTAATACCAAATGCTTTTTTTGTTAGTTCTTTAGCAATATTTTTAGGAGCAAATCTCGTAATTAGTTTAGTGATTCTACTTCTAAAAAGTCTGGTGATTGCTCGTAGTTTTTTAGGAGCAAATTTTTTCCACAGTTTACCGAGTAAGTTTCTCGCCCACTTTTTTATGAACCCAGGTGTACTTAATTGTTCAGGAGATGGTTGATCTCCTATAGCAATTGTAGATGCTGTATCATTCTGACCTTGTGCTGCAGAAATATCTCTTTCAGTTTCTGCTTCGTCTAATGCTTGCTCTGCAGCTGCAGTCTGTGCTTGGAAGGCACCAAGGATTGCATCAAACTTTGAATTAAGTCCTTCGTGACTCGTCTCAATTTCTTGTAAGTTTGTAACTGTACTGCCAAGTGCCTCCCCCAGCATCACACTTTGCTTCTTCAGTTCACCATTAATGCTTGACAATGTGCCAGCAATAGCATCTAAAGATGTAGTAAGAGTCGATAAGATCTTTGTGTTAGATACTGCACCAGAAGAAGTCTTTTCTTTCTTTGGTGTTTTCTCGTAGCTACTACCAGTCTGTTGATTGACTGCCTCAAGCATACCAGGGGGTAGCAAGTCTATTATGTCAGATAAATCTGGTTTGGATTCAGAATCTGCCTCTGATTCTTCTATCGGAGCATCTTCTAACGCCTCGTCTACTATTTCAGCGGCTTCTTCAATGTTCTCTTTTACTTCTTCTTCTGCTTCTTCTACAACGTCTTCTGCTTCTTCTTCTGCTGCCTCCTCTTTCTCTTCATTAGGAGCATCAGCAGAAATAGTTGTGTCAGTAAATCCTTCCGTACCAGCCGTTTTTAAATATCTCTCAACAATCCATTCTTGATATGTTCTCTCATCCTGACCACTGGTACTACCAGTCTCAAGCATAG